CCCAATCTTGCTCATGGTATACCATCTCCTCTAGGTCTGCGAGTGTACGTAGATCAGCACGATCAACCACATCGCTGTCATCTAGACTAACAGCAGCGCAACGGTTGCACAAGTCTACAAACTCTTGACTCCCTGCAAACCGTCTTGTTGCTTCGTAGTCTGTTAGCTCTACGTCACACGCAATACATCTCACTCTTCTGTTTCCTTTCTTTTATTATCTCTGTAATCACACCAAGCATTGATACCATCCCATATAGACTCAAGCGTGTCTGCTCTATACCAGCGTTCGTTTGATCTATGTCTAGGAGCATATTTCTTTGTCTCATTAGACACAAACCAATAAACTTGTCTGTGATGGAAACATACTTGACCTTTACCATAAGAATATACTTTAGCTTTTCCTTTGTTTCTAAAAAACTCTAAAGCTTCTTCCAATAAAACAGGGTCTGTGTCTGGTTCTGTTATTTGATATTGTCCTACTCTTTGTGACATTTCAATCTCCTAAAGTGGTTGTTCCTCACGTTCATTACGCTGTGTCAATCTACCCGTTGCTTCATTGTAGAATACTTCACACGCCTTACCAGTCTTTCCAGTGTACCTGTTCTTCAACACCCGCAGCACGGTCGTGTTTCTGACAATAGGATCGTCACTCTGACTGTTACGTTCAGCACCGATGACTGCATCAGAGAGCTGTGCAATCGACGCAGAGCCACGTAACATACCAAGGCTAGTGACAGCACCGTCCTCCAATTGCTTCCCTTCAGGGCGTCGTAGGTGGCTCACAAGAAACATACAAATTCCCATCTCCTGTACGAACGTCCGCAGCTTAGTCATAATCATATCTAAAGCACGTCGTTCATCACCGTTGCTCTGGTCAGAGACAAGGATAGAGACGTGATCCAGTACGATATAACGTACGCCTAGTACCTTGACGAAGTATCTCATACGGCCCAGTACATTTTCAATCTCGTTACTACCGAAGTGTTCCCACAGATAGACACGGTTTTCATAGTCCATCGTATCGTACACTAGGTCAATGTCTTGATCGTCGTACTCACAGTCGGGTAGGTGTATCGGTTTGTTCAGTTCAAGACCTACTAGTCCACGCATGGTACGCTCAGGTGTCTCCTCAAGAAACATCAAGCCAAGGTTGTCTTCTGATTGTGCCATGATGGACGACACCACCTCACGTAGGAGAGTAGACTTACCCAGTCCTGAGCCTGCACAAATAGTAACCAGCTCTGCTGTGCGTATACCATACAGATGTTTATTTAGCCCCTCGAAAGGGTACTGTACCTTCGCCTTGGTAAGTGGCTTCTTAATCAGATCACGTAGCTCACCAGCACCCACGATACCTTCCGGTGTGTACGGTTGCGCGGACCAGAATACTTTGGTGTACGCCTCCGATTGATTGTTAACAAGGTAATCACACGCATCCTTGTAGCCGTTGACGTGCTTAACAATCCTTGCTTTGTTACCGAACAGATCAGCACATTCCTTTGCTGCCTTCTGTCCCGGCTCGTCAGCATCGAAGCATATAACAATGTTCTCGAAGCTGTTCAGCCAATCATAAAAAAGGCGACAGTCCTTTGCCGCCGAAGTCGCACCGTTGCGAACGGACACTACTGGAAACTTTGATCCTGTCATCTGGTGTGCAGCCAAGGCGTCATACTCACCCTCAACAAGAGTCACATACTTACCACCCTCAGAGAACAAGTGCTGTCCATACAACCCTGCTCGCTTCCAATCACCAACGATACTGAATCGCTTGTCTGGGTTACGAACCTTCGCCGCCACTGGTTTAGTAGGATCTGACGGGTCATAGTAACCGAATGTTGTAACATCACCCTGCTTCAGAGCTGCGTACTTCTTCGCCGTCGTTCCTGTAATTAAACGGTCGGTGATGGTACGGTACTCCGCTGTGATTAAACGGTGTTCTGTCTGAGTGAATGACGGCTTAGGCTTATCGCTGATAGAACCTAGCTCTCTGATGTTATCTACCTTGTCGGCAGGTGTGTATGCGTCACAGACAAAACACTTACTTGAGCCGTCGTCGTTGTACGCTAACCCGTCACTGCTGTTACAGTCAGGGCAAGGCTGGTGTGTCTCAGTGAATGCCATGTCTGCCAGCTCCCATGTCAGTGTACAGTTCGTCAATCTCACCGTCGTCCATTGATTCTAACAGATCAGAAAAGAAACCACCCGCTATGTTCAACGCTTCCGTAATGGTTAACAAGTCTAACTGTCGCTCAACAAGCTCTGAAATCTTTCTCTCTTTAGAGATACTCATAGGATAAATACCTTATAAGTTAATATTAAAATGTTGGTCTTATATGCTTTCTGCATAGAATTCTAACATTACTTTTCTTCATCACGCAAGCGTTTATATTCTTCGATGTCATCTTGTTCAAACTCCTCTGCGTAATTTCCCTTTGCTTCCCAGTAATCTTGGTAGTCGTCGTGCCATACTTCCCAGCTTTCTTTATCGTTCATAAGGCATCTCCTTGTATACGTTACTGTTTTGTACTGTTTCGATTGCGTCTTTAAGTTTAGTCTCAAGTACCTCAATATGTCCGTTGTTAACGAAGTAGTCCAGAATATCATTAGCTAAATTAACAGACAACCTACCTGCTGTTACGTTAGCTAAGCCTCTCCCGTTGGCTATCGCATAACCCAACGCGTCTTCTGGATCGTCTCCTTCCTCTATACGCCATGCGTACCTTCGTGCATACGCTTCAAAAACAGGCAGCAGTATTTCTTCTAACAAGTCGCGGTTAGGATTGTGGTGTTTGATACCTTTCCTGTACCTAAACCAATCGGCTGGTTTAGACCTAGGATTTTTATCCATGTCCCAAATACTGTACAGTTCTAGTCCCATTAGATTACGTTCTGACATTATAAAACCTCCGTTGTATGCTTGACAATTCGATATTGTTTACCATTGCCACGTTTAGTGTGGACGTAGTGCTTCGCTTGCTCAATACAGTCTATTGACCACACCTGCGACCACACGTCGTCGTATAACTCTATGATATATATTGTATGAATACCAATCATGTGCATGTTTCCTCCTAAATCATGTTGACATATTCGTCGTTGATAATTGTCTGCACGTGTACGTAACCTTCAGGCCAGTACGTATATGATTCCTTGAGTGCCTTCGCTGTTCGGTGTACTGACGCTTCAAAGTGTTCAAACATTCCTAGCTCCTCTTTGTAATACCAGAACGGTATGCGTAACACTGGCTCTGCTGGGCCGTGCTGCTCGTAGTACACGACAATCTCAGCGTCGTTACTGATGGGTCCGTCGTTACCAAAGTGTTTTGTATGATCGTTGTCTGGTTGCTTCATGTTCATCTCTCCTTATCAATTGTCAGCCATGTGGTTAAGATGATGACAGAAAATATCATCCCGATAAAGTACAGTAAATTAAATTCCATCTTTAGCCCCTAAGAATTTGTCGAGTTTACCGGACCGTCTGAGCTTTGCAATAGCCCGGCTCTCGATTCGTTTAACATCCGTCTGTGTGATACCCATAACGTTAGCGATCTGCTGCTGAGTCATGAAGTAATCATACTGTTTACCTTTCTTTTTACTTGTCACGCTTCTAAGCTCTCCACTGTTTGTTCAGCTCTTTCATGCGTTTGTTATATCGTGCTTTGCGTTGTCGTCTCCGTCTCGCTCGTGGATCTGTCCAACGTTCGTACACGCTGAAGATGATGTACCAAACAGGTACGAAACTGAATAAAACTACAATGTCAACAATTGTTGGGTTCATTATTTCTGCTCCTTAATTAAGTCAAGTGTTTTTTCTATCCAGTCTATCAAACCTTCCGGCGTATACTCCCTTTGCTTTTGGGTGCAACGTGTAGTCCCTGCAACATTACCCGCAATGCTTCGTCTTTTACCTTTCTCGCAGTAATGTACCGTGTCGTCTTTTGGTGGTAGTGGTGGCAGATCTTCAGGCGCTACGCCTACAATATAAAGTTTTGTTTTCTTATGTGCGACATGACCGAAATCATACTGGTCAATCTCAATGACATAACCACCATAAAAATCTGTCTCGCCTATCGCTGGCAAATGGTTAAACAGTTTTGACCCTGACGGATGTTCAAGTATCCCGCCAACGCGTCTTATTCTATCGACAGACCACGGCGCAAGCCCTTTTTCTTTTGCTATCTGAGACGCTGACATGCTACCTGAGCGACCTGCCATGTGTCCTAACCGTCCCCAAAACCTGCACGGTGGGTGACAAACTACCGGACCGTCACCGTCATACGTCAATGCGTCCCTGTCAGCGTCGTAAACGTCCCAAAGCTGCCGTCGCTTGTAATCTGAATCACGTCTGCAAAACAGCGCCGTATATTTCATATCAGTCATAATAAGGTCCACCGTTCTCGAAAATAACATCAACCATTCCAAACCAATCACATTTACGTTGTAACAGGTCCGCTACTTGTGGCTTGTAGCACCCGTCACTCTCTCTGTCCCAAAACCCTGTACCGTGTCCGTTGCGTGATAACCAAAAATCATGACCGGCTTGCGATCTATTGTCATCGCTTAAGTAACACTCAACGGCAACGTGAAAGGCTAGGCATTCTATGATTTGTTCTCTCTTAAATTCCTCGCACAATTTATCGTCGCATTCTTCTGTCCAGTGCATCGCCTCAAAATAAGCCGTTACAAATTCCTTTTCTTTTTTGTTTAGTGTGATGTTCACGATGTCACCTCCTCTTTATGTTCATCATAAAAATCACCACCAAGTTCTACAAAGTCAATTCGATTAAAACATTTGACAAGAAACTCGCGCTGTAATCCGTTGATACCTTTGAGCATTAGATTAGCTACAATGCCTTCATAACGCCCGATAAAGTCATCGCGTGAATCAGCTTCCTTCACATGCTCCACCATTAGCTGGTAATAGTCATAGTCATTGTTAATAACAAGCTGGCAGTGGTGATTGTAGTCTATCGTGTTTTTCATGTTTTTTTTCTCCTTAGTATCCCAACCATTCTAAAACTTCGTTTGATTTGTAAACTGATTTGCTTCCTACTTCTTCAACAAACTCTGCCCAGTCTACGCCATGCGCTAACACCTCTGCTCTGGCTTGCTTTGCTGATACGTCGTAACCTTCCATTGCTTCTTCATATGTCATGGTGTTGTTTCCCCGTTGCGTTGTTGATGTATGTATATTAACGCTTGACAAATAAATATCAAGACTCTTTTGCAAATACTGAAACAGGAAACCATTCACGATATGAATAGAGGTGTGTTGTGCATAGGTACAGTCGAGTCTGTCTAGATACCTGTGAGGGTCCAACCTAGACACTCACACCTCACCTTGTCAGTTCTATTTTGGTACTGAGTAGGTTCTGTTTTGGAACTGACTTCACCGTTTCGTCGTCGTTTTCGGGGGCGGGGGAGGGTCTGTGTTGATGACTAGGTTGTTAGATCCCACCTAGATACAAAAAAGAGTCAAATTAGACCTAAAAACAACCCCTAGTTATCTAACAAGAAACGCCATATAAATCAATAACATACGCAGTGCAGAATCTGGACCGTGCTGGTACAGTTTAAAGGGCAATGTAATCTTATTTAAAATAATGCTTGACAAATCCCTAAAAGTATGGTACAATAAATAGTATATTATGTCTTTAAAGATTCTTTACCGCGCTGTATAAGATAAATATTATATGATAATTATTAAATGTATGACATATAAGCACGGTAACGAAACTTTAAAGAGACTTTAAAGAGGTATGTATGTCAGACGTTGATAATCCTCCTCGCCGAAAGCGTGGAAGACCGCGTAAAAGTGATGTTTCATCTGTTAAAAAAGGAAGTCGCAACGCTGTTGGTCGCCCGAAGGGTGACGCTGCTGTCATAAACGAATACAAAGCACGTATGTTAGCATCCCCGAAGTCTCGGAAGGTGCTTGATACCATCTTTGATGCTGCGTTAGACCATGATCATAAGAATCAAGCGGCTGCTTGGAAGCTTGTTATGGACAGAATACTGCCTGTTGCGGCTTTTGAGAAGGATATTGTTAAGGATGGTGGTAGGAGTGCCATTCAGATTAACATTAGTGGTGTTGGTGCTGTAGACGTTGAACAACCTACAATCATTGAAGGAGAAGTAGTAGATGAATCTTAAGCATTTTGATCCTTCAGAGTTTAATTGTCAAGTTACTGGGCATAACAACATGGAAAAGGATTTCCTAGAGAAGATAGATCAGTTGAGAGAAGAGTGCGGGTTTCCTTTCACAATCACCAGTGGGTTCAGACACCCAACTGAGCATCCGATAGAGGCTAAGAAAGAAGTACCCGGTACTCACGCTCAGGGCATCGCGGCGGATATAAAAATAACAAACGCCGTGTTTCGCCTTAAGCTGGTAACAAAGGCTATTGAGCTAGGATTTACAGGAATAGGAATTGCAGACGACTTTATACACGTCGATACACGCGGAACAACACCCGTTATGTGGACGTATTAGTGGATTTAGATATTGAACTTCTTCCGTGGCAGCAAGATGTTTGGGGAGATAACACACGGTTTAAAATAGTTGCGGCAGGACGACGTACAGGTAAGTCTAGACTAGCTGCTTGGTTGTTAATTGTTAACGCATTACAGGCAGGTAAGGGTCATGTATTTTACGTCGCACCTACTCAGGGACAAGCCAGAGATATTATGTGGCAAACCCTTTTGGAACTGGGACATCCTGTTATTTCTGGTAGTCACATTAATAATCTGCAAATCAAGTTGGTCAACGGAGCAACCATTAGCCTTAAAGGTGCTGACAGACCAGAAACAATGCGAGGTGTCAGTCTTAAGTTCTTGGTAATGGATGAATATGCTGACATGAAACCAGAAGTGTTTGAGCAGATCCTAAGACCTGCGTTGGCTGACCAAAAAGGCTGTGCAATGTTTATAGGCACGCCAATGGGAAGAAACCATTTTTACGAACTGTACAAATATGCGGAGTTAGACGATGATCCGACGTACAAGGCTTGGCACTTTACTTCTTATGACAATCCATTATTGGACCCGGACGAGATTGACATTGCTAAACGCTCTATGTCGTCTTATGCGTTTCGTCAGGAATTTATGGCGTCGTTTGAAGCCCGTGGTTCGGAGATGTTTAAGGAAGACTGGGTTAGCTTTGGAGAAGAGCCTGACGAGGGTGACTACTATATTGCAATCGACTTGGCAGGCTTTGAGGAAGTAGGTAAGAAACGTACAAAGAATACCAAGCTTGACGAGACTGCTATATCTGTAGTTAAAGTAGGAGACAACGGGGACTGGTTCGTAGAAAACATTATATATGGGCGTTGGACATTAGATGAAACAGCTATCAAGATCTTCCAAGCTGTGCGTGATTACAGCCCTATTTCTGTTGGCATCGAAAGGGGAATTGCAAAACAGGCAGTTATGTCACCCCTGCTTAATTTACAAAAGAAGTACGCACAGTTTTTTAGAATTGAAGAGTTAACGCACGGTAACAAAAAGAAAACAGACAGGGTAATGTGGGCGTTGCAAGGCAGGTTTGAAAACAACACCATTACTTTAAACAAAGGTGAATGGAACAGTAGATTCTTAGACCAGCTGTTTCAGTTCCCTGATCCATTGACGCATGATGACTTAGTTGACTCTCTTGCGTACATAGATCAATTAGCTAACGTCCCTTATGGTATAGGGGATATAGATTTCGATGAACCTGAAATTTTAGACATTGTAGCAGGATACTGATATGACTGAACTATATGAACAAGACCCATTGATGATCCAAGAGTCTCTAGAAGATTGGGTTATAACTAAGTGTGACGATTGGAGGGATAACTACGAAAGCAATTATGAACAGAAATTTGAAGAGTATTATAGATTATGGCGTGGTCAATGGAGTGCTGCTGACAGTGAGCGTGGGTCTGAGCGTTCCCGTATTATTTCTCCTGCACTTCAACAGGCAGTTGAGTCTAATGTAGCGGAGCTAGAAGAGGCTACGTTTGGACGTGGTAAGTGGTTTGATGTTAGTGATAACTTCGGTGATACGGACAAGCAAGACGTACAGTTCCTACGTAACAAGCTTACGGAAGACTTTGAAAACTGCATGGTACGTAAGGCCGTTGCAGAATGCTTAATTAACTCAGCAGTGTTTGGTACGGGCATTGGTGAGATTGTTATTGAAGAAATGAAAGAGATGGTTCCTGCTACTCAACCTGTTATGGGAGGTGATCTTCAAGCGGTAGGCGTTAACATTACTGAGCGTGTAGTTGTAAAACTTAAGCCGGTACTGCCTCAGAACTTTTTAATTGACCCTGTAGCAACATCTATTGAAGACGCTATGGGTGTAGCTATTGATGAGTTTGTTAGCAAGCACCACGTAGAATTGTTACAAGAACAAGGCGTATACAAGGATGTTTATGTTGGTTCAGCTGCTCCTGACACAGACCTAGAGCCTGACCAAGACCTTACTGTTTACAGTGACGACAAGGTACGTCTCACTAAGTACTACGGTTTAGTGCCACGAGAGCTTCTAGATGCCGCTATGAGCGACGATACAGAAGAATTGGTAGAAGAGGAAGGGTCTGAATCAAAGTACGTAGAAGCCGTTGTAGTGATCGCTAACGGCGGTATGTTACTTAAAGCAGAAGCTAACCCTTACATGATGGAAGACCGTCCTGTAGTAGCGTTTCCTTGGGACGTAGTACCCGGACGTTTCTGGGGTCGTGGTGTATGTGAAAAAGGCTATAACAGTCAGAAAGCTCTTGACACTGAGTTACGTGCAAGAATAGACGCACTAAGCCTTACTATTCACCCAATGATGGCTATGGACGCTACACGATTACCAAGAGGCTCTAAACCAGAGGTACGGCCCGGTAAGATAATTTTAACCAGTGGAGACCCTCGTGAAGTACTTCAACCCTTCAACTTTGGTCAAGTCAATCAAATTACTTTTGCTCAGGCCGGAGCCTTGCAGCAAATGGTACAACAAGCAACAGGAGCCGTTGACTCAGCAGGAATTGCAGGTCAGGTTAACGGCGAGAGTACTGCCGCTGGCATTAGTATGTCTCTTGGCGCTATTATTAAACGTCATAAACGCACCCTGATTAACTTCCAACAATCTTTCTTGATTCCTTTTGTTAAGAAAGCAGCCTATAGGTACATGCAGTTTGACCCCGAAAATTACCCTGTTGCTGATTATAAATTTAACGCTAGTAGTACTTTGGGTATTATTGCAAGAGAGTACGAAGTTACTCAGCTAGTACAGTTGTTACAGACTATGGGTAAAGACTCACCGTTGTATAACACGCTAATACAATCTGTTATTGACAATATGAATTTGTCTAATCGTGAAGAGCTACTTGCAGCACTAGCTCAGGCATCTCAGCCTAACCCGCAAGCCCAGCAAATGCAACAGCAAGCACAACAATTGCAGATGCAGTTTCAGCAGTCACAGACTCAAGCACTCTCTGCTCAGGCTCAAGAGTCACAAGCACGAGCTGCTAAGTTAGCTGCTGAAGCTGCTGTTGTACCGCAAGAACTAGAAATAGATAAGATCAATGCTATCACTCGAAACCTTCGTGAAGGTGATGCTGAAGATAAAGAGTTTGAACGCCGTATGAAAGTGGCTGATACTCTCCTCAAAGAAAAGCAAATAGAAGGTAAGTCTAATGTTAATAACGCAAAAAGAAATGCAGTCCCTGCTGGACCAAGTCAACGACCACTTCAAAGGAACGTTCCAGCGCCTCAAAGTCCTAGAGGACCAGCTGAACCAACTGGAAACCAAGGTGGAGGAATTATCTAATGCCAGCAAAGAAAGACCCAA